GGCATTCTGTGCCAGAAATTGAGACAACGGACACCATTTCTCCGAGCGCGCTCGATCTTGCCGCACCGTCGGATCTCAAAAGCGAAGGCGCCCACGCATTCCTGCTCGCGGTCGAGCAGGTCTGCAACTTGCCCGACTGGCAGAAGTACGAACACGCGATCGTGCGGTTCGCGCGTGCCGTGGCTATGGTCGCCTTCGCCCGAGCCGAGTGGATCGATGCTGGATGTCCGGCGCTGATGACTTTCAAGAACGGCGCCCAATCCGCTCACCCGCTGGTCAAGCTGATCGAGTCGTCAGAGGTGGCGGCTGCTCGGGCTGGCAAGGAACTCGGTCTGCTGCCGGGTGCCGATAAGGAGAAGCGTCCGGTTGGGCGTCCGCCTGGCGCAGCTTCGGCGCGCGATAAAGCGCCGCCGCCGCTGGTGACTATTGCGAAGCGTGCGGGTTAGTGGCGCGCACCGCTGCGAAGCCGAAGCCGGCGTGGGCTAAGTATTCGCCGGGTAGTCGTGTCGATCATTTCGCGTGGTGGTGCGAGGCGTACCTCGTCCAGTCGGTTGACCAGTTTGCTAATGAGCCTCTGATCTTGGAGCCGTGGCAGATTGACTTTATGGGCGAGGCGCTGGCGATGGAATCGGCGGATGGGCTGACGCCGAAGTGGCGCAGCCTGGCGCTATGTGTGTCGCGCAAGAATGGCAAGACTGCTTTGCTCGCCGCTTACGCGCTTTACAGTCTGCTGACCGATGATACCCAGCCGGAGATTCTCCTTGCGGCGGCGAGTGATAAGCAGGCCGGCAGGCTCTTCGACGCTTGCACCGCGTACATCCGCAAGAATCCAGAACTGGCGGGGCAGGTCGTTCTCCGCGATTACATTGGCGAGATCGCGCGTGCGGATGGTGGCGGCAAGATTCTCCGCATGGCTTCCGACCCGAACACGCTCCACGGCTACAGCCCGAGCCTGGTCGTTGCGGACGAGCTGCACGCTTGGACGAAGCCTACGCAGCGCAAGGCGTGGGCGGCTTTGACGACTGGTGGTGGCGCTCGAAAGAAGACGCAGACGTTTACGATCACGACCGCCGGCGACGCCAACGAGCGCGATACGTCGATCCTCGGCAGGATGGTCAGCCGTAACGAAGCGGTGGGCGATGTTGAGAAGACTCCGGGCTTGACGATCAGCCGAAACCATGACGCGGCGACCCTGATCTACAATTACTCGGCGCCTACCAAAGACCCTAGTGATATAGCCAATATGCGGCTCGCGAATCCCGCATCGTGGATCACGGACGATTATCTCCAGCGCCAAGCAAACAACCCGGAGCTATCAATCGAGGAAGTGCTACAGCTGCACGGCTGCGTTTGGGTCGCAGGATCGTCGGCGTGGATCAGCGCCGACTGGTGGAATAATGCGATCGAACGGGATGCGAAGATCCCCGATGGTGCGCGGGTTTCTGTTGGCATCGATGTCGGCATCGTCCATGATGCGACGGCGTGCGTGGTTGCGTACCAGCGCCCGGACGATGACAAGGTGCTGATCGAGGCGCAGATCTGGACGCCACAACCCGGCAAGAATGTTGACCTCGCCGATGTCGAGGCGCACCTTCGCGAACTGACGGCACGCTACGCGGTGGCTGGCGTCTTTTACGATCCGCGTTTCTTCGAGCGATCGGCGCAGGCGCTTGACGATGAGGGCGTGACGATGGTGACGATGGTCCAGTCGTCGGCGATCATGGCGGATGCGTACCAGGCTTTCTATTCGATGCTCGGGGAGGGGCGCATCGTCCACGCCGGCGACAATGCCGAGCTCGCGGCGCATGTCCTTTCAACGGCTGCGGCGCAGACGGATCGCGGGTGGAAGATCAGCAAGATCCGTCAACGGCAGCGCATCGATGCGTTGGTCGCTGCGGTGATGGCTAACTATGGGGCTATTCTACAAACTGAGGGGGAACAAAGTGCGCCGGGATTCTACGCCTTTTAGGGCGGCTATCATACTAGTACAAGTGTTAGGCGCGATCATTGTCTCGGCTGGTGTCGGGATCGTGTTCCTGCCTGCAGGAATCATCCTAGCCGGGGCATTTATGATCGCTTTTGCTGTAGCAATTGAGAGGAACTAACGAATGCTAGGCGGACTGTTCGGGCGCAATACTTCGGAGGAGCGATCGATCTCGTTCCAGACTATTTTTGCGTCTGGCGATTCGCTTGCATTGACGACGAACTCTGGGGTCACAATGAACCAGGACGAGGCGCTCAAGCTTGGAACCGTGTACGCCTGCGTTAGGCTGATCGCTGATTCGATCTCGACGCTACCGATCGACACGTTCCGCCGCGATGGCACCGAGCGCGTGAACTATCCGCGTCCGGTCTGGCTGGACTTGCCCGAGGTCGGCATGTCCCGCACGACGCATTTCTCGCAGGTTCTCATCTCGCTGCTGATGAACGGCAACGCCTTCATTCGCATCCTTCGCGACGATCAGGGCATCGCTGGGCTAGTCGTCTTGAACCCGCGCAAGGTCGAAGTCCAGCGCAACAACGTCACGCGCCGCGTCGAGTATTCGATTGACAATGGTCGCGAGATTGTTCCGCACGATGAGATGATGCACCTCACCGAGCTCTTGCTGCCCGGCGAGTTGCGAGGGCGTAGCCGTATCGATCTGATCCGCGACACGCTCGGGCTGGGTCGCGCGCTCGACACGTTCGCCCAATTGTTCTTCGGTCAGGGCAGCACGCTTGGAGGAGTGATCGAGTTTCCGGGCGCGCTGACGCGCGAGCAAGCTAAGGATCTTTCGGACAGCTTCGAGGAGCAGCACCGATCGGTTCGCCGGTCGCATCGTCCCGGTGTCCTGTTCGGTGGCGCGAAGTATTCGCAGACATCGGCAGCGCCCAACGAAGCGCAAATGTTGGAGTCTCGCCAATACAGCACCGAGGAGATTGCGCGCGCGTTCCGCTGTCCGCCAGCCTTGCTCGGTGTGACAACGCCGGGCGCGATGTCGTACGCATCCGTCGAGATGAACGGCATCCATTTTGTGACTTACTGCCTGCGCCCGTACATCGTCAAGATCGAAGATGCATACAGCAACCTTATCCCCGGCGATGCCTTCCTGAAGATCAACGTCGACGGCTTGCTCCGCGGCGACCAGGCTACACGCTACGCATCGTTCTCGACTGGCATCCAGTCAGGATTCTTGTCGATCAACGACATCCACCGGCTCGAAGATATGCCACCGGCAGACGGCGGCGATGTCTATCGCGTGCCACTCGCGAACGTCGATCTCGCTGCCGCAAACCTCACCGAGCTGGAGAAGAAGACATCGATCGCGGTGAAGCTCGTTCAGGCAGGCTTCGATCCGTCGGCCACCCTGGCATCGCTTGGTTTGGATGCGCTGCCGCATACGGGCTTGCCGAGCGTGCAGCTGCAAGGCATCGCCCAGGTTGATCCTGAAGATCCAGCGGCGGCGTATCCGGTAGCATCGTGACGATGACGACAGCACAGATCACCGTGACAACGGCGGTCACTCTTTTGTGTGCGCCCGATGATATGTCGCAGCGCGTGACGATTCACAACAACGAAGCAAGCCAGCAGATCTTTATCGGCGATTCGGGCGTAGCAACTTCGACCGGCATCCACCTCGACGGCAAAGAGGAACGTCAGATCACGCTCAACCCCGGCGAGGGCTTGTGGGGAATCGCGTCTGGTAGCAGCTCGGTCAGCGTCATGATTCAGAGGATGTAAGGATGCCTTACTTCATTAGCGACAAAGAGCCGACCTGCGCGGGATGGGCGACGGTAAAAGAGGACGAAGGCGGGGAGATGATCGTCATCCATTGTCACGGCACGAAGCAAGAGGCGATCGATCAGATGGTTGCGATCTCGCTGAAGGAAGGGCTGGAGCCGGGTGGGGAACGCGCGCTGCCCGACAACTATCGACCCGCGCTTGCCGAGGATGTTCCCGAAGGGCGCGCCTGCGGTAACTGTCATTTCTACGATGAGTCGAACGTGCAGGGCGATAAGGCTTGGTGCGAGCGTTGGGATGAGTACGTGAACGGTGCCTACTATTGCAACGCTTGGCAGCCGCACGATGACGACGCCGGCGATGCTGGCGAGGCGTATCGCGCACCAGCACCAGCCGAGGATCAGATCACCGGCTCGGATGCGAACGATCCCGGCTCGGCATCCGGCGCCGGCGGCGATGTTGAGTTGGGCGCGACGACAGAAACGGCGCTACGCAATAAAGTCACGGAACACAACGACGCGATGGAAGCGGATGATCGTCCGGCGTATACGCGGACGACCTTCGGCCAACTCGCTGCGGTCTATCGTCGCGGATCTGGCGCGTACTCAACGAGTCACCGTCCCGGCGTATCGCGAGCAGCCTGGTCGATGGCGCGCGTCAACGCTTTCTTGTATCTCCTGCGCCGAGGGCGCCCGGAGAATGCTGCCTATATTTCCGATTTTGATCTGCTGCCCGAGGGGCATCCGAAGTCGACACGCGAGCTCGACGCGCGCGTGGTCGATCTGATGCTGCCCGAATACATCATCGAAGCCGCCGCGCGAGGTTTGGAGTATCACGCGGCTGGATTGTCTGGCGATGGTGTTGTCGATCGCACGATCCGCGATGCGCGTCTGATGGCCGAGGGTCAAGTGTCCGAAGACAAGGTAATCAGGACGAATGCGTGGGCGGCTCGGCACTTGGTCGATCTGGATGCTGAAGATAACCGTGATCCCGAGGCTGAGGGATTCCCCGGCGCTGGCGCGGTCGCGTTCTACCTTTGGGGTATCGACGCGCTCGACCCGCAGCCGGCGATCGATTGGTTCGCTCGAAAGGCCGAGGCGATCAAAGCCGAGGAAGGTGACGCCATGCGCGGTGCTACCATTCACCCTATGACTACTGCCGTCGAGACTCGCCGAATCACCGTCAACGAGTTTGAGTTACGCGACCTCGGCGAAGGCGACGGGATGGCTTTCACCGGCTACGCTGCCGTCTTCAATTCTGATTCCGAACCGCTGCCATTCATTGAGCGCATAGCTCCAGGCGCGTTTGCCAATTCGCTGGGATCGCGTAACGAGATCAAGATGTTCGTGAACCACGACACGACGCGCGTGCTGGCATCGAAGCGCGCGGGTACCCTCCGCTTGTCTGAGGATGCTCACGGCTTGCGCGTTGAGGCTGACCTTCCAGAAACGACAGACGGCAAGGATCTTGCCTACCTGATTCGCCGGGGAGATGTTGACTCGATGTCCTTCGGCTTCAGCGTTCCGAGCGGTGGCGATACGTGGTCGACCGATGGTGCGACCCGTGAACTGCGGGAGGTCCGTCTTCACGAGGTCAGCATCGTAACCGCATTTCCAGCCTATGGAGCGACGACCGCTGGCGTGCGTAGCCTTGACAATCTCGCCGCCGCGACGGGTGCCGACGCGGGTCTGCTCGATGCTGCGATCACGAAACTAGAGGCCGGCGAAACGCTTGACGACGATGCGGCCATGCTGATCGAGTCGGTCGTGCAGAAGTTGCGCGCTGATACGACTATCGGTGACGAGGCTAAGGCTTCGCTCGACATGAAGCGCAAGCAGCTCGACCTTTTGTTCTCTCGCGTCTAACCGCACTTTCGCGCTGTTACCATTAGTGGTGTCTGATCTGCGGAGCCGCGTCAGGCGCACCCGATGCGGAGCCGCTCGGAACATCCGTTAGACCAACACTTTTGATCCAGAAAGGATCACCCTGATGTCCGAATACCTGAAGCGCCAGACCGAACTGCGCGCAACTGCATGGGAAGAGGCGAAGAACCTGCTCGACGCAGCTGCCGCCGAGTCCCGCGACCTGACCGCCGAAGAGAATGTTATCTACGATCGCATCTCCGAGGACATGGACAACCGCGCTCGCGTCATCGAGCAGATCACGAAGGACGAAGAGCGCGCACAGCGCCTCGACGTTGCTGCTGCAAGCGTCCGCACGGACGAGGTTGCACCTGCTGACGACGACGATGCCGAGGCTATTCGTAGCCTTGGTCGCGGCGAGGTTCGCTCGATCAACTTCGAGAAGCGCGACGTGCTGAAGACGAATACTGGAGCCCCAGTACCAACTTCGTTCTACGATACACTGATTCTCAAGGCTCGCCTTGTTGGTCCGATGCTTTCGACCTCGACAGTCATCACGACTGCCGGCGGCGAGAACCTCCAGATCCCTCGCGTTAACACCTACTCGGCTGCGACGATTGCTGCTGAGGCCGGAGCTATTGGCGAAAGCGATCCTGCATTTTCGGCATTCATCACCATGAGCGCGTGGAAATTTTCCTATCTCACGCAGGTCTCGCGTGAGATGATCGAAGACTCCGGCGTGGACATTCTCGGCTTCCTTGCCGACCAGGTTGGACAGGGCATTGGCTTCAACGTCAATAACTCGTTGACCGTCGGTACTGGCACCACGCAGCCGAACGGTATCGTTACCGCTTCGACGCTCGGTGTTACTGGCGCAACGGCCACCAGCGGTGCGTTCACCGCTGACAACCTGATCGATCTGGCCTACTCGGTTGACGGCGCAGCGCGCATGTTGCCCGGTGCTGGCTACATGATGAACGGCAAGTCGATCGGTGCTGTTCGCAAGTTGAAGGATACGGCCGGCAATTACGTCTTCGCGCCGCGCCTCAACGAGAACACTCCCGACACCCTGCTGGGCTTCCCGCTCTACGAGAACCCGGCAATGGCAGACACGGCTACATCGGCCAAGTCCGTGATCTTCGGTCACCTCCCGAGCTACTACGTGCGTCAGGTCGGCGGCATTCGTGTCGACAGCTCGACTGACTTCGCGTTCTCGACGGATCTCGTCACGCTCCGCACGATCCTCCGCGTCGACGGCAACCTGCCGCAGGTAACGCACGTCAACCACTTCATCGGTGGCGCATCCTGATCAGTAGGTAGAATGGTGGCTACCCGGCGATTCGTGCCGGGTAGCCACTATTTTTTTTGGACGGGGGAGCATGTCGAATCGCGCGATGCGACGCCAACAGGCGAAGCACACTAAGCCACCAGCACCACCACAAGCCGAGGGCGTGACGCGGCAGCGCGTACTGTGGGCCTCTAACGCTCCATTCTCTGCTACGGGCTACGGCGTCCAGACGGCACAAGTCGTCGAGCGCCTGACGCGCGACCAGCACGAAGTCGCAATAGCCTGCAACTATGGCTTGCAGGGCGCCGAGACCATGTGGAATGGTGGCGTGAAGATGTACCCGTGTGGTGTGGCGGGTTACAGCGATGACATCATGAACGCGCACGCGCAGCATTGGGCGCACGGCAGCGATCTGCCTAGCCTAGTCGTGATCTTGTTTGACGTTTGGGCGCTAGAGAATCCGGGGATCAAACAGATTCCAAAGATTGCAGCGTGGGCGCCCGTCGACCACCAGCCCGCCCCGCCGAAGGTGATTGCGTGGCTGAAGCGCGATAACGTGATGCCGATCGCGATGAGCCGGTTCGCCGAACGCATGATGGCTGATGATGGTGTCGAGTCGATCTACGTCCCGCACGCTGTCGAGGCGATCTTCAAGCCGACGCCATCGTTCGCCGATGCGGACGGCAAGATGGTCACGGGTCGCGATCTGATGGGCGTCGATCCTGACCGCTTCGTGGTGATGATGAACTCCGCGAACAAAGGCAGGACGCCGGTACGCAAGTGCTTCGGCGAGAACCTACTAGCCTTTTCGATCTTCGCGAAGAACCATCCCGACGCGATGCTGTATCTCCACACCGAGGCGTCGGCGATCGCGACGGGCGTAGACTTGCGCGCCCTGATCCGCGGGTGTGGCATTCCAGAAGATCAGGTCTGTTTCGTCGATCAGTACCTCTACCGGATGAACCTGCCACAGCAGGCGCTAGCGGCGCTTTACAGCGCAGCCGACGTGCTGCTGGCTACATCGGCTGGTGAGGGCTTCGGCGTGCCTGTAATCGAGGCGCAAGCGTGCGGAACGCGCGTGATTGTCAGCGACTGGACTGCACAGTCTGAGCTCGTCGGCGATGGCTGGGCGGTCGAAGTGCAGCCACTCTGGGACCCGTACCAAGACGCCTGGTTCGCGACGCCGATGATTCCGCGCATCGTCGACGCGCTAGAGGAAGCGTACGCAGCCGAGCGCGGACCAAGCCAACAGGCCGTCGACTTCGCCGCCGACTACGATGCGGATATCGTCTACTCGAAGTACTGGCGACCAGCGTTGGAGCAGCTGGCTGCGTGGACGCCGACTGTTGCCGAGGTGGCAACGTGATCCCGGTCATGATCGTCCCGGTACTCGGCAGATACGACCTGCTTCACCGCTTGCTCGGCACGATCGACGAAGAGGTAGGCGAGATCCTAATCATCGACAACGGTGACGAACTCCGCCCCGCCGACCTCGCCACCTACCCGAACGTCAGGCTAGTGTCATCACCGTCGAACCTCGGCATCGCGACATCTTGGAACCTCGGAATCAAGATGCACCCCCGCGCGTCGGGCTGGGTCATCCTCGGTGCTGATGTTTGGTTCAAGCCTGGACGGCTCGGCTTATGGTTCAGCCGCACGGCTGCCGATCAGATCACGACGGGTGCGAATCCACCCTGGGCGTGCTTCCACCTCGGTCGCGAAGTCGTCGAGCGCGTCGGTCTTTTCTGCGAGCGATTTGTGCCGGCGTACTGGGAAGACACAGACATGGAAAGGCGCGCAGTTGCCGCCGGCGTCAAGATCTTCCACCCGGCAGTCGAGATCGGCCACGACAATAGCGCTGTGCTGATGTCTTCGCCCGAGTTACAGGAACGGAATCGGCGCACGTTTGCACGCAACCACGAGACGTATCAGCGGCGCTGGGACGGACTAGCCGACGGCGAAGTACCCGCTCATGAGGATTGGGATCTCGCTGAACGATGCGCCATTTCGTGGGACGATAACGGTGACACCGGCTAGTAGAATGTAGGGATGGGGACATCCGAAGCAGCCGAGGTAATGAACTGCGGGACCTACCGCATCGACCTCGGGAACGAGTGGTTTTATGTCGGATCATCTAACAATTTGAGGAAGCGCGAGTCCCATCATCGCAGCGCATTATGCCGCGGTGCTCATCGCAATATTATCGCCCAGCGTGCATATAAAAAATACGGTGAGTTTTCTTTCACGGTGCTATCAAATTATTCAGAAGACGAGCTCTTAGAGCAAGAGCAGATTCTGCTTGACCTTCATAGTAAAAACCCAAAGTGTGCCAACATTTCAGTTACCGCAGGCAGTCCCAACAAGGGACGGAAGTTTTCAGCACAGCATCGCGCTAGGATGAGTATCGCGCAGACCGGCAAGAAACTTACGCTGCAACATCGCGCCAAGATTGGGGCCGCAAAAATTGGGAAGAAGTTATCTCCTGAGCATTGTGCCGCTCTTAGTGCTAGCCGCTTGGGGAAAACGCGGCCGCCACGTAGTCCCGCATGGCGCGCCGCGCAGAGCGCTGCACAGACTGGAAAGAAACTGACCGCCGAACACCGCGCGGCGATGAGCGTTTCACAGAAAGCACGATGGGCGCGCACGCGGGAAGCCGCGGCCACGACGTAAACTGCGTCGATTGGCTACTGATATACTACCCATGTGGCCATCACCTCGGGATATTGCACGCTCGCGCAAGTCAAGGCTGCACTGCGGATTACTGACAACACAGACGACACGCTGATCGAGGGATCTGTCGAAGCAGCATCGCGCCTGATCGACGGCTACACGCTGCGAAACTTTTATCAGTCTGGTACAGCGACCCGCCTGTTCACGGCACCCGATCCACTCTACTGTCCGATCGATGACATCGCCGGAACCGCGATCACGATCCAGACCTCGACCCAAGCCAACGGCACCTTCGATGTGACGTTTGCCGTCACGGATTACCAGCTCGAACCGCTGAACGGCAACCTCGACGGGATCGCCTGGGCGTTCGATCGTATTCGCGCGGTCGGTGACTACGCCTTCCCGATGGTGTCCGCGAACTTTGGTGAGCAGGCGCTCGTCAAAGTGACGGCGCTGTTCGGCTGGCCGGCGGTCCCGAAGGCGATCGAGCAGGCTACGATTCTCCAAGCTGCGCGTCATTTCAAGCGATACGATTCGCCGCTCGGCGTCGCTGGCTTCGGAGACTTCGGCGTGGTGCGCGTGAGCCGCTTCCTAGATCCTGACGTTCAGATGCTCGTCGAGCCGTATAAAAAAATGCGGATCTTCCGGTGACGGCTACCGTCGGGCAGGTCAAGACGGCACTGGCTACAGCTGCCGCGACGATCACGGGCTTGCGGACCTACGACCGGCAACCCGATAATCTGAACGCGCCATTCGCTTTCCCCTCTCTCCAGTCGATTGATTATCACGGCGCGATGGGCGCCGGGTCGATCCTTCAGACGTACACCCTGACGGTTGTCGTCGGGCGCGCGTCCGAACGTGCTGCGGAGGATTTGCTGGACACCTATCTGGGCTACGGCTCGGGTGGCATTCGTGCCGCGATTGAGGCTGACACCACGCTAGGCAACGTCGTCCAGACGTGCATCGTCGAATCGGCTGGCACTATCGGCACGATCGACGGCAACGACACGCTGTATCTGATGGTTGAGTTTCGCGTACTGGTCTACACCTAAGGAGTTTGATAATGGCTAAATACATCGTGGCACCCGGCTTTATCGTTGCCGGCAAGACCGAAGGGCAAGAGGTCAAGGCGTCCGACGTAGACCGCTTGGACGTGCTGATTGAGTCGGGGCGCGTAATTGTCAAGGGCGCAGATTCGTCGGCTACAATGAAGGCACAACCCGACGTGATTGACTCCGAGGAGGAGTAACCATATGGCCAAGCTCGTTCTCACCAACGCGAATATCACGATCGGTGCCACCGACGTTTCCAGCTCGGTCGCGAGCGTTCAGATCGAGACTACGGTCGATGAGGTCGAAACGACTGCGTTTGGTCCGGGCAACGGCAAGACGCGCGTCGGCGGTCTGCTCGACACTACGCTTTCGCTTTCGATGCACAACGACTACAGCGCCATCGAGGGTCTGATTTATCCTCTGATCGGCAGCACGACGACCGTCGTCGTCAAGCCAAACGGCACGGCTGTTTCCTCTACGAATCCCTCGTTTTCGATGACGATCCTTGTGACCGGCTGGTCCTGCATCAATGGGGCTGTCGGAGAACTCAATACTGCCGACATCTCCTGGCCCGTCTCGGGAACAGTCACCAAGACGATCGTCTAGTCTGATCGCGTAACCTCTACGCCCAGGGAGGGCTGACGTGGAACTACAATTCAAGATCAAGGAATCGGGCAAGGATAGCGTCGTCGTACGCGCTGCACTTGTCGACATCGTGGCTTGGGAGGATCGCTTCGAGCGCCCATCCTCGACGATGGGTGGCGATTCGATCTTTGCTCGCGACTTCGTTTGGCTGGCTTGGCATTCGCAGAAGCGAACGGGCGCGACGACTCTGGACTTCATGGATTGGGTCGCCACGTTGGATGAGATCGAGGGCGCTGAGGAGACTACGCTTGTCCCTTTGGAGAATCCTCCAGCCATTGGCTCGTCGCCAGTCTTGCCGTCGAAACCGGAATAGCGCCTAGCGCGCTGATGCTGGAATCCGAACGGATGCTGTGGACAATGCTGGGTTATATTCGTTGGCGAAGTGTTCACAGCAACCGGTAGACTGACTCTATGGCTACGCAGAAGATACGCGGCCTAGATGACGCGCTCAAGACCCTCGGCAAGATGGACCCGGTGCTGCGTCGCGCGGCGGTCAAGCGGTTGAAGGGCGACGTGCAGCCGATCGTGTCGGCTATCAGGGCTGGCATACCACAGGCTCCGTTGTCTAAGTGGGTGGCACCTAAGCAGTCAAGCGCGCGGCGCGGAGTAATTCAAGCGGGTCGTAGCGGTCAGGAGGGTCTACCATACTTCGTGTTTAGCAAGGCCAAAAGTGGTGTCCGGTCAAGTGTCAAGAAACAGAGCAAGCGGGGCATGAAGGGTAAGCAGATCCTGATAAGCATTCGCCAGACGAATGGCTCCGGGATAGTGTTCGACATGGCTGGTAAAAAGACGGACGGCACCTTTGCCCGTAACCTGACTAACAAGTGGGGCGGACCGTCGCGCAGAATGTGGCCGACAGTCGAGAGGCACAAGCCGCAGGTTGTCGTGTCGATCAATCGCAGCGTCATAGACATGGAGAACCAGATCAATCACATGCTCCGCTCACGGGTAGAATAGACTCATGGCTATTGTAATTCCGATTGGCGTTGATACCTCTGGTCTATCGCGCGGACTGTCGCAGGGCACAAGTGGACTCCGCAAGTTTGGCAAGATGGCTGCCATCGTCGGAGGGGCAGCTGCGCTCGGCGGACTTGTTGCCACGCTAAAGATCGGCGTGACTGAGTTTACCCAGGCGCAAAAAGTCATGGCGCAAACGGGCGCGGTGCTGAAGTCGACGGGTAATGGCGCAAAGGTTACGAGCGGTCATATCACCTCGATGTCTACGAGCCTGATGAAACTCTCCGGCATCGACGATGAGACGATTCAATCCGGCGAGAACCTTCTCCTGACGTTCACGAAGATCCGTAACGAGACTGGCAAGGGCAACAAGATCTTCGACCAGGCTACGTTGGCGATGACGAATCTTTCCGTTGCGATGGGTAAGGATCTGAATGCTTCGGCGATCCTTGTTGGTAAGGCGCTGAACGATCCGGTCAAGGGTGTCGGCGCCCTGTCGCGTGCTGGCGTGCAGTTTACTGAGTCGCAGAAGGAAACGATCAAGGCGCTCGTCAAGTCTGGCGATGTTATGGGCGCCCAGAAGATGATCTTGAAAGAGCTGGAAGTCCAGTTTGGTGGGAGTGCGAAGGCGGCGGGTCAGACTCTAACCGGGCAGCTGAACATTCTACGGGAGACTTTCAACAATGTCGCCGGCGATCTTGTTGCGGTTTTTATCCCGTTCGTGTCGCGCGCGGCGACTGCGCTACTGAACTTCGTCCGGGGATTTGCTAACGCGCCAACACTTACCGCGAAGATTGATTTTGTAATTGGTAAGTTTCGGGATCTTGCCTGGAGCGGGATTCAGACTGTTTCGGACTGGTGGCAAAAGACTAAGGTCACGTTCGAGGACAACCCTGGCAACCGCCTCAAGGTGACGATCACGGATTCCGGCGAAGATCAGCTGAACACCTTTTTTGAGGGAATCAAAAAAAGCCTTGACAAAAAGGCAGACACGCTAGGCAAGTCGCTCGGTAAGAAGATCGTGAAGGCCATCTTTGGTGGCGGCAAAGAGCAGGCTACCGAGTCCGGCGATGCGTTTATCAATGACTTGCTCGTTTCTCTGTTGATCAATAAACCCGCGTTCGATCTTGGCAAGCGTTTCGTGCTGGCTATTTTTGACGGGATGCGCGAGGAGTTCAATCGGTCATTGACTGACAATCCTGTGAGCGTATTTATAAAGAGTCTCGGGCTTGTCTTGACTCCGCAATTTGGTGCAGTTGGTAAGGCTGCCGCCGATAAGCTTGCCGAGGCAGTCGGAACTGGAAGAAAGAAGGTTGTCCGTGCGATCACCGATACGGTGCGCGAAGCCGTGAACGCTGCGCGTCAGGGACTCGCTGGGCTTGGTTCATCGCTTGGCGGGATGCTCGCGACGATAACGGGTACGTCATCGGCGGACGCGAAGCGTGCTGCCGAGATTCGCGCGCAGCAGAAGGCTGAAGCGACTACGCGAGAGCGTGCGCGTTTGACGCTAGTCAGGGATTCCGCTGCCACCGACGAGGAACTCGCGCAGGCAAAGCAGGATCTTGCTGACTTCGAGTTGGAGATTGAAGCTAGTGCCGCTGAGGATCGCGTGGCTATCGCGCAGTCTGCGAATCAGCGATCGATCGATGCTCTGATTGAGTCGTTCAATCAAGGCACGATCAGCGCGAAGAAGTTTGAGTCGGATCTCAATGGCATCATTGGCGCTGATCGGGGAGGCGAACTTGGTGCGGCGTTTGCTGGCGCGTTTGGGCGGGAGTTAGAGTCGATCGTGGCGGCGGCTAATGACATTCAGAGCGTTATCAATAAGAGTGGCAAAGACAAGCTCCCGATTACTGGCGGGATGGGTACGCCGGCGGGTGATGCTGCGCGTGCTGCTCATGACGAGTGGAAGGCGGCGCGTGCTGCTCGTCTGAAGACTGCGCGTGATGCGCGTCGCACGAAGGAGTCGGACGGCGGCACGAAGATCACACCTGCCGAGCAGAAGCGCATCGACGAGATCATGGATGCGTATGACAAGAAGAACCCCGAGCCGATCCGCATGGCTGCCGGCGGCATCCTCAAGCGTCAGGTCTTTACGGCTGGTGAGGCTGGTCGTGAGGCGGTGATCCCGTTGGGGTCTAGTGAGGCGATGAACATTCTGCGTCAGGCTGTCGGTGGTGGCGGAGGGGCGACGTACGTGCTGAACATTCAGGCGGGGCTAGGCACGAATCCTGACGAGCTCGGTCGCGTCATCGTCGAGTCGATCAAGAAGTTTGAGAAGCGCAACGGGCAGGTGTTCGCTGGTCCGCAGATTCAGGCAACCTCGGCTGGTGTTTCGACGAATGGTGGCACGCAGTCGCGCAGTCTTAGGATGGGTTAGCGGTGGCGACGCCGAGCCTGCTAGTCCAGATCGGGTTTGACACGTCGAGCCAGGGTGGTCCGTTCTTTTTGTGGGGTAGCGGGACGGCGACCGATACGCAGGCGGCTAAGGATGCGAATCCGCAGAGCATCTTCGACAACACGACCTACCGCTTTGGTGGGACGCTGAACTATGACGTGACGACGCGGGTGCGCTCCGTGTCGATCACGCGTGGCAGGTCGCGCGAGTTGGATCGTTACCAGACCGGCGTTGCCAATATCACCTTCAACAACCAAGACCGCGCGTTCGATCCGTTCTACACTTCCAGCCCGTACTACCCGGATATCAAGCCGCGTCGTAACGTCACGATTTCGACGGTCATCGGCGCGTCGACTGCCGTGCAATTCACCGGCATCATCGAGGACTGGGGATTGGATTACAACATCTCGGGCGAGTCCACGGCTGGCGCGGTTGCCGCCGACGGATTCATCACGTTTGGCGGTCAGCAACTCTCGGCGCATACGGCGACGAGTCAGGCGTCGGGCGCGCGTATCGCGGCGATCCTGAACCGCACCGAGGTCGACTGGCCGACGACGCTACGCAACATTGACACGGGCGCGGCGACGCTACAGGCTGACGTGGTGGATGCGGGTACCGAGGTGCTCGGCTATTTGCAGCTGGTTGAGGCGTCGGAGCCTGGTCAGTTGTTCATGTCGAAGTCGAACGCGCTGACATTCAAGAATCGGAACTCTGGCGCGACGATCGGCACCGTCACGTTCTCGGATGCTGGAGGGACGACGATCCCGTATACCGACATCACCGTGTCGTACGGTACCGAGCTTTTGTACAACCGCGTGAACATCGCGCGGCTCGGCGGGACGATCCAGACGGCTGCGGGAACCGCGTCGCAGAACCAGTACGGCATCACTTCGCTCGACTACAACGGGCTGCTGATCGACACGGACGCGAACGCCGCCGCGCTCGCCACGTATCTCGTCGGCAAGTATGACGAGCCAGACTTGCGCTTCGACACGATGGGCGTCGAGCTCGCCGGACTCGGCACGGCTGACCAGTCGAAGGTGCTGGCGCTGGAGATCGCCGACATCATCCTGCTGGAGTACCAGCCGAACAGGATCGGCGATCGGATCTCGAAGAACGTGCAGATCATCGGCATCCGCAACGACGTGCGTCCGATGTCGCATAAGGTCACGTTCTCGCTGGCCTCGACGGACAC